ATGTCTGTCATGAATTTCAGGCTGGTCACCGGTATTAAAAACTTTGTTGAACCCAACGATTGAGAAATTTATTTTTACATGCTTATATTTTGCAAACGTCCTGTTCAATAACTGATGAACCTTAAGCACTCTATCATCTATAGACCTGCTGCTTTCCTGAGACAATATTTCCTCCGCCAAAATGGTAATCGATAAAGTTCCATTATGTCCTTCGGGAATTATTGCCTCCAATAAAGGAATCAAATTTTCGTTTAAACGATTGTTTGATTTATCGGAAAGAATGTATTTATCGGAAATGACAATACTATTATTTGGAAACTTACCTATGAATTTTAGGTCATTCCAACTATTAAATATATCCTGGTCGTTTTCATCTGAAGGAAGGGCAACTGTTTTTTCCACTGATTTATTTTTCTCAAATGCCGCCCATTTGCTGTTAATTTGAGATGTTGAAATAAATCGATAACCGAAGTTTTCCTCCAGATTTTGAATTTTAGCTTCGTCGAATTCCATCAGGAACATTTTGAAACCTCCGTTTTTAAGGCATGAGTCCAAATATTCTTCTTCTGTCAGCTCCGGGAGAAAAACAATATCAGGGACCTTCGATTCCTGAATGATGTCATTGAAAAAAAGCGATGCTTCATCTGATTCCCAAACCTCATCGAATGAACTAAAATTTGTAATAATTGTATAAAAATCAGCATGTTTCAAAAACTCGTTTTCAAAGTTAGTTAGTGTCTTGCTCGTTGGAACATCCCAATATTTTAATACAAAGTGTTTATCGATATATACTTCCATAATTAATTCATCTGAGCATGCTTCATTCGCATCAATTCAATTTTCCAATATGACGCTTCATCGAAAAAACCTTTACCAAATTCGCCGTCTAAACTACCGTCAGTCTTAATCTCTAATTTTCTCACTTGCTGCTCATCCTTCTTAATTGAATTTGGATTGTTTAAGTAGTATAATATTATTTTATCGGCCATTGCCTGGGGGGTACTACTTTTCGCTACCAAATACTGGAATTTTCGTATCAAGTATTCACTGTGGGTTTCAATGAGAAACCAGGTATATGAGCCATACGACAGCATACTCGGATCGGTGGAATCACTATATCCGGCCGCATCCATAAACATCTCGGCTAACCTGCTTTGGAAATTCGGATGCAAAAAGGCTTCCGGTTCCTCAAGGATTAACATTTTGGCCTCTGGATCGCCATGCGGCGCTTTATGCAAAATACCGATGCTAGCATCAGGGGCTTCTGCCCTGTCGTAATGGAAGCTGTCAGCAATTTTTAGTATCAGGAATATCAACTTTGCTTTACCGGTTCCTTCTGTTGCTATATTTACCCATTTGTTGTTTTTGCGTATTTTTAACTGAAAAGCGTCACCCCAATCGTTCAGTACGATCGCTACCTGGTCGGCCAGTTGAAATTCCTTAAGCCATTTTACAACAAAGCCAATTTTCGTGTCATTATCCCCGAATGTCACCCATGGCCTGATTTGTTTCAACAAAGTCACAGTAGGACTATTGGAACTGAATTGATAAGTACGGTTGATTTCAACATTTGTCCCATCAAAAAAATCCAGTAAATCAAGTTCACGTGATATGTATGAAAATACCGTACTTATTAATTGATTGATGTAATTGGCGAAAAGAAATATTGGATCCTCCTCATCCCAAGGGGAAATCACAGGGAAAAAGTCAGAATGTGAATTGTTTTTAAAGAAATACCCCATGATATACTCATCCAGCATATCATTCATCTCTATATCTGGACCTAGACGAGAAAGACTGAAATTAAACATAGAGGATCTATGTTTGAAGCTTTTAGAGAATAACTGCTCCACAATTGCTTTCTCCCTTTTCCGGAACAGGTTCAATACCTCGTTGCGTGTCATATTGAATATCAGATCCAACATTTCGCGCGGAATTTCAGGAACGGAATGTTTGTTCTCTTCAAATAGCGTTCTTAAGGGTTTGTCAGCTTTATCCTTTAAAAATTCACAAAGCGGATAGTTCCCAATTGTATGGAATCCCTTTGCTTCGATGAATTTTGTTTCTGTTTCCGGCCTCAAGATAGAAAAGTTCACACGACCTCCTTCATAGCGTACCTGGTAGTATTTAGACTGCCCGGAGACTTCCGCTACTTCTTCGATGTTGGGATATTCGGGGAAAAGGGCCTGTAACTCGTTAATCAGCTCAGAATGTTCACTTTTAGTATAACTGGTAACTACAGAATAAAAGCCTTGATCATACTTCTTACTTAAATCGAGAAAGGCCCGGGCCATTTTACTCTTTTCGGCAATACTTGAGAAGTATGGCATCAAGTAATCGTAATTGACATCTATTTTAGGATCCTTGTCGTCGAGTCGATCGAAGTTGATTAATTCAACTGCCGAATCCTTTAGGCGTAACACAATGTTTAGACTGGCCAGCTCCGCTTCTTCCTCCTGTGTTCCTTGTTTATATTTCAGAGAGACTGAAAATTCACCATTTTCGACGAAAAAAAACTCATTGAAATCGATAATGTCGATGGAATATTTAAAGAATGGCTCTTTCGCCCTATAATTAAGCACATTTTCGAAGCGCCCCAAATCTACGGCGTTCAGATCGAGTTTCCGAAGGGAATCAGTTTCCCACTTTCCATCAGGGCCTTTTTTTAAATTGTTCTTTAATAGCCGTATCGCCTGGGTAAAACTACTTTTACCAGAGCTGTTCTGGCCCGTTACGATGTTTATCGTTCGGGTGTTGATTGTTGAATCCTTTTCTATTGCTTTAAAGTTTCCTATTGTTACCTGCATAGGGGGATTTTATTATCTCGTATTTCTTTTTTATTGATTATATTTCTTCTTCTGCCCAATCCCGCACATCAATTTTCCCGGTGACGGCTTCCGAAATCAGGGATTGACGGTAGAGTTTGAGTTTGTCGATTGACTGCCTCAATTTATGTATCACCTGTTCTCCATATTGTTCTTTCTCGTCGAGATAGTCAACAATTTGGTTTTGTTCAGCTATTGACGGAAATACGATGGATGTGTTAGCAAGAAAATCTATTTCAACACTTTCAACAGTAGCACCTTGCTTCACAATCTCATTAAGTAGATTTAGTTCATTTCCTTTAATGAAATAAAACAAGTAATTAGAAGATACTCTGCCCCTAGAAGTGAAAGCTTTAATGTCTTGATTAACGGTGACAGGTGTTCCTGTTATTGCGATTGGAATTGTACGTTGAAGTATTCCAGAACGAACTACCATTAAAAGATTGCCCTCATCAATTAAGTTCGTTGTAGAATTTGCCAAACCTTCATCTGTGATAAAGTCTTCGGTAGTAGTAATTAGGTCAACTTTCATGTCTTTTGGAGAAACCCAAGGAATTGTTCCATTCCAAAATTCATCTTCCTGTTTATTGGGTGTTCCACCACCAGTTATTTCAAATAAATGCTTCAGTTTCACCACTTCCCAATGCTCCGGAATTTCTCCCAACCACTCAATGCCACTTTCTTTCATCGTAGCATTTGGATTTAAGCCTTTGGTTACGGCCTCGTTAATGATGGCCTGGCGTTGCAGCCTGAGCTTTTCAATGAGTTGTTCTTTTTTCTCAATCAACGCATCGATTTGTGCGGTTTTGTGGTCGAGAAAAGAGGCGATGGTGGTTTGTTCAGAAGGAGAAGGAACCGGAACCTTTAGATTATTTAAAAATTCTGAGTTTGCCCGAGGCATTTTGGCTCCATATGTAGAAGAATTAACTGCATCAATAAAGTTTGGTGACAACAATAATTTATGGAAAAAATGATTGCTATTACTTTCATTACACCTGAATACCAGAAATTCAGTCGAACAAATGCCTTCTTTTTGTGCAAGAAATACTTTTGCTAAGTATGGTCTCAATTTTCCGAAAAGTATATCTCCCTCTGTGAAATAATTGGCTAGTCCCTCTGCTTCAGAATCTGTAACGATATACCTACCTGTACCAGATTCAATGTTTTCCATTCCAGTATACGTCAGCTTAGAATCTTGGCTCAAAACTTTGTTATTAGTTAAACTGACCTCGTATTTGAGTTTATTTAATTCCCAGTGTTCAGGAATCTCCTTTAACCAATCAATCCCACTATCCTTATATTTTTCGTACTGCTTCATTATGCCAACAGATCTTTTAATAGGTCAACAATTCCTTTTTCACCGGTTTCCGGATTGCCATATTCCAGAACTTTAATGTCTTCGGCAATGGTTTCGGAGCTTTCCAAACCTTTGTACTGGTAGAAATACTTGGTGAAGTTGATTTCGTATCCAATGCGGGTTTTGTCGATGTCCATCCAGGCATCGGGTACATGGGGCAATACTTCGGCTTTAAAATAGTCGTCAATATCAGCCGTTAAGGGCACGTTTTCCTTGTCACGTTTTTTACTGTCGGGTTTGGGATTACCCTTTTTGTCGGTTTGTACGCGGCCTTTTTTGTCATGCAGCGGTTGTTCAATGGTCAACTGGTAGTAACCAAAGTAGTCGTTGTCGAATATTTTGCAGTATTCACCTTCCTCAAAGTTGTTGTAGATTTCGGTAATCTGCTCAATATACTGGTCCTCAATTTTATTGCGTTTGTTACCCAGACTTTTCTTTTCGGGATTGGCAAAAATGAACTCTGTTTTTTTGCTGCCGTTGGTGCCTTTTTCGATATTCGCAGCGGCATTAATTAGCTGTACTTTGCCTTTGCGGTGAGGTGCTTTTTTGTTGGTGATGAACCATATGTAGGTGTTAATACCTGTGTTGTAGAAGAGGTCCTTGGGCAGCGAAATAATGCATTCGAGCCAATCGTTTTCAACAATCCATTTGCGGATTTCGCTTTCACTGCTACCAGCGTCGCCGGTGAAAAGGGGAGAACCGTTGGTAACCACTCCAATCCGACTGCCTTCCCGTTCCATTTTGGAGATCATGTGTTGCAGGAACAACAGCTGGCCATCACTGGTTCGTGGCAGCCCGGCATAAAAACGTCCTGCCGGATTTAAGGCTTCGTTTTGGATGTACTTTTGATCTTTTTTCCAGGAAACTCCGTAAGGAGGATTGGCCATCATGTAGTGGAAATGTTTTCCTGTAAACTGATCGTCGGAAAACGAGTTGCCGTATTTGATGTTGTTGCCATCTTCACCGGTAATCAGCGCCTCTGATTTGGCAATGGCAAAGGATTGCTCGTTGATTTCCTGACCATAGGTTTTTATCACGGGTTTATGGTCATTGTCTGCGAAGAGCACATCTTCAATGTACTTTTTGCCCAGGTTGACCATCCCACCGGTACCGCAGGCCGGATCGAATATCGTTCGGATTGTACCCGGCTGGCTGAGTTCTTCTTTTTCCGGTGCAAATATGATGGCATTCATCAGTGCAATCACATCACGGGGAGTAAAGTGCTCTCCGGCTGTTTCGTTGCTCTGCTCGTTTGAGATACGGATGAGTTCCTCAAACACATATCCCATTCCGTGATTGTCGATCTTATCGTTATGGAGGTTCACCCGACAGATGGCATCAATCATCTCGTAGAGCAACTTATTCTTAATTAAGCGGGCAACGATTTTATCGAACTGAAAGCTTTCCAGGATATCGCGCACCTCCAGGTTAAAGCCATTCAGGTAATTGTTGAAATTAATTTCGATGTTACGCGGATCGTCCTTTAAGGAAATTAAGGTATGTTTTGAGGTGTTGTAAAACTTCAGGCCCCCGGCAGCTTTACGCAGAATCGGATCGAGTTTATCTTCGGCCACTTTATCGTGAAAATTGTTGTAGGCCTCACGCACCTTTTCGTTTGCATTCTCTAAAATGCAGTCCAACCGCCGAATCACGACAAAGGGTAAAAGCACATCACCAATTTCGTTCTTCTTGAAGGCATTCCACAATACATCGTTGGTAATTTGCCAGATGAATCCGACTTCTACTTTGTGGGTATTGTTGGTATTGTTTGTTTCGTTACTCATTTTTTATTTGAACTCGTTGTTTCGTTGACAATGCAAAGATAGATTTTATGTGTGCAGTGGAGGTGCATAGGTTAATTAAAGCTTAAATATCCAGAATCTAGGTCACCCTCAACACCATCATTCTTCATACAGAAATCTATTATTGCTTGTACATCTTTTATAGCTTCATCGGCTTTTACATGATTATCATAACGCACTAAGCTTTTTATATTTAATTCTTTCCCTTTTGTTATTTTGTAACCCTTTGCAAAATAATTGAAGGAGTTTCCTGAATATCGTAAGTAATTCGTGATAATTGTTCTATCGTGCTCTTTATTTGTTTTAACAAAGGTTACTTCTGATTTCTTCCCGGTAACTTTCTTAATTCTTTCTTTTATTCTTTCTCGAATATCTTCTAATTCATACCTAATTTCAGCGGGTGCTACTACTATTACGATATTTATTTTTGATTTACTTTTTGAGCAAATTGCATCTAACCAAGTCAATAAGTTTTCCTCTATTACATCACACTCTGGTCTTTTTTCTTTAAGTAGGTACGGGTCAATAATAATTATATCAGTCAGCGGTAATGAAAAACATTTAATGTCATTCCATGTAGCAAATTCATCAGAGCCAATTCTTAAATCTTTCTCAAAGATGTAATCATCATGTTGCAGAAAAAGACTTTTAAATATATCTATTTCGTCACCAGGCATTCCGACTAAAACAGCTCCAGTTTCTTTGAAAACTGATGCACGTTCATCATCCAATAGATAAACTGCACTAAGTTGTTCTCTAGTGAAATTATTGTGAGTATTTGATTTTAGGGGACGTTCAGGAAATGATGTATTCCATTCTGATGCCAATGAATCTCCGACGCCTTCCGTAAGAGCAGGGAGCAGAGGGAGTAATTGCTTCTCCTCAAGAAGTTCGCCTTTGTCAAAATTAAATTTTATGTTTAGTTGTCTCTTTAGAAGCTTTAAAGAATCCTGAAATAAGGGATTATCTTTAGACTTTACAAAAGAGATTAAGTTGGCCTTATCAATGTATAAATCCATGTTTACAATATTTCAAAAGCTAATTTTGTTGATACATCAAAAAAACCAGAGCCAAATTCATCCTTAAACTTGCCATCTTTGCGATACCTCATTTGATATGGACCTTTCTTGTCAAAATAGTAAACGACAAATGGTAGTTCCTTAACGTTTTCTTTGGTATATAGCTCTTTAACTCGTAATTGGGATTTTCGTAATACATATTCAGAATGAGTTTCAATAATAAATCGAATACCGAAGTTATCATATGCGTCAAAAAATAATTCAGTAAGTTCTGATTGTAATGCCGGATGTAGGTTAGCCTCTGGTTCTTCAATCATTATTATTGTTTCCCTTCTTCTTAAAGATCTTGTGAATTCGAGAAACCTGTTTCTCTCTGTCTGCTCATCAATTTTAAGTGCAATGGAGAGAAGAATAGTAAATATTTGACCAGCGCCAAAACCTTTGTCAACTAAGTTTATAGGGGTTTCATTTTTTTTATCATCATCTGTTTCATATATGTGAATCATGCTAGCGATACCTTCCACTGGTTTGATATTATAATCTACTCCAATATCAAATCTTTCCATCCATATTTTGAGAAATTTTCCAGCTTTACTGGCTTTTTTTATAGGTTTCTGGGAGTGCTTACTTATTAAATCGTATATGTCGTTAGTATGTTCATCAATTATATATAATCTTGTCTGACTGTTTCTATGCGGACTCAAATGTTCCACGGTAAATTTCAATGCACTTGATATTTTTTCAGATATTCGCATTAATGATAAGTGTGTGTTTCGGTCGTTGTAATTACCTAAGTTCTTTTCATTCTCTCTGAAGTATTTTATTAAGCTAACGCGAATTATTCTGTCTATTACGGGCAATCCATCCCTTAAGTCTTCCATCTCAAAAATTGGAGAAAAGAGAAAAATATCTTTGGGTTTTTCTTTTTCTCCAGATAGCTCTTTGATTTTGGCAATTATTTCTTTTTTGGTTTGCTTCTGCTTATTTAATTGTTCCTTAAGTCTAATTTGGTTTCTTGTTTCCTGTTCATTTGCTAGCTTATTTTCAGTACGTTTAATAAGTCCTTCGATTCTTACTTTGTTTCTCTTAAGACTTTCAATTTCTTTTGATAAGTTACTGCGTCCTGTTTCAATAAAACCATCATCTACAGTGATTTGGAATTTTTCCTCTTCCAAATGCTCCATTTCAAACCAAGAACCGTCGCTAATTCGTTTTATATTAATAAATTCTAAAAATCCACTCTGAATTTTTTCTGTTTTTCTCAGCGGTTGAATTAATGGGCGGAACCTTAGTGTTGTTTCAAAATCGTCATTATCAAAGCTAAACTCGATTTCATGTTTACCCTCTTTAAAGTTGTTCCAATTTGCTGCATTTTGGTAGCAATCGACTTTGTGATCCCATTTATTTTCGCCTCTGAAGCTTAACTCTAGGTGGTTATCGGACTGTCCATAATCGCTTAAAATCATTAAAGCTTTTAATATTGACGATTTGCCTGAATTGTTAGGACCAGTAAAGAAGGTGATGGGACCTAATTCTATTTCCCAAGATTCTTTTACTTTACGGAAATTGGTAACTTTAATTCGTTTCATATTGCAATATTATTTGCGACCTGTGCATTCAATCTTCACAAGTGGAATATTTTTCTTTTAGTGTTTCAATTCTCTTTGCAATTGACTCTCTTAGAATCTGAGGTTCGATCACTTCTATTTGCTCACCGAAGGACAGTATCAGGGCTTCCAATTCATAGTTCAATTGAACTTCCAACTCAATTAGAGAAAAAAACCGGTCGGTGCTCTTTACCTTCTGTGAACCATGAATAGGCTTAGACGCAATATACGGGAAAAGGTCTGCATCTACCTTCAAGATTACTTTTTGAGGTTTCTGGTCTGGATTCACGGAAACACCAACTACATCCTCAAAGTACTCGGAGAAGTCTATTTCAGTATTCGGGATATATTTCAATGGGCTCTCTTCTATTTGTTGAATCCGATCGAGTGCTAAATTGGTCAGATTACCATATTCATGATTTCGTCCAAACAAAAACCAACGGTTATTATATTGCTTTAAGTGGTAGGGGTGAATGTCGAAAACCAAATCTTTATCAGCCTTGTATGGCCTGTATTGAATCTTCAGAGCTACTTTGTTGACAATTGCATTGTATATTTTGCCAATGTGTTCTTTACCCTTCAAATAAGGGTTTTCTTCAAAGCTGATTAAAGTTTCCTCCGTCTTTAAATGAAAGGTTTGCTCCAGACGGGCTTTTATTTCTTCTACCCATTCGAATTGGGGCATCCCCTTAAAACGGGAGAGTGTAAGTAGCGATTCTTTTAGTTGTTGGGCTTCCTGCTCATTGAGTGGTTGACTGTTGATGGAAAATTTTATGTCGGTATAGCGATAAAAAGCTTTTCGGCCATCCTTAAAAGATTCAACAGGAGCATTGAAACCTTTTGAATCCCGCATGAAATTAATGTCTTGATAAATCTGGCGCCGTCTAACGCCGGAAGAACCGGGGGCAATGTCCCATAACGCTTCGTTGCAGGCTTTGATTAAATCGTCGATGTAATATTTTCGTCCCGGGTTACGGAAACATCTATCTAAAGCCTGGTATCTTATGGTTGCGTTTTTGTTGGTTGACACGGTTATACCTTTAGTTTTCTGGTCGTTGTTAGATTCGAGTATAAAAACCACTTTTATTGTTTGTCCAAATTAATAAAGAAAACATAATTTGAGGTGATTGTTGAGGGGTTTTATGAAACAAATAGGTAGTGGACTAAAAGCAGAATACAAATCATACTTTATGTTAATATGTCTGTTTAGTTTTGTGGGACTAGATAAAAACTAAAATTTAAAACGTAAGTACGACAAAAGATACTAGAGTTGATGCCCTCAAGAGTTTAGGAGATTATGACCCCGCTAAACCATCCAATGATCCAGCATTTTCTCGACTTATTTTAGACGCAGGATATACTCAAAAAGAATGGGATGAATATCAAGCAACCAAGGATGAGTGTTCGTCAACTGAAGAATGGATTCGTACCCGTAGCCCAAAGTATGACAAGATGGCACGCGATTTTCAGAAAGCACTTGAAAAGTTGGAGGATATGGAATATGACGAAAACAATCGCAAAGACTGATAAATTAAAGATCTATTTCTATTGAGATTGTATAGGTGACGCTGCTCTGTGCACTTCGGAGAACATCTTCGAGTCCCTACGGAGTGACTTCTCCGTTTGGAAGAACCACCACTTTCCTTACACTACGTAAGAGTGGAATTCAGAAAGGAAACTTCCTCAGAAGTAAATAGTCGGAGCAGTGATGGCAGGGGGTAATAGCAGGCTAGTATCTGTTCTATTTGCCTTGACCGCAGAAGAAGCTTGTTGTCAGTTCTTTATTGCTATAGATTAAATTTTTTACTAAAAAACCCGAGCTTCAGTTTTTGGGTGCCAGCCAGAATGGGTAATTTCCCGTTCTCAACTCAAATCCGCATATGCCAACATTAAAACAACTTGCTGAAAAGAAACCAACTCGCAACGACAGGCCATCACGAAAGCTGGTTCTTGACCATAAAACACTGCTCTTTCAGCCCGGAAAAATTACCGTGGTAGGTTCACGCCCTGGGATGGGACGTACTCTGTTAATGCTTTACCTTTTCTCTTTGTTACATAAACAAAACAGCGGCCTTCAGCATCATTATATTACCAACGAGGAAGAGGCTGAAGGACTGTATCAGAAGCTGTTCTCTACCGTTACCGGCCTGAATTATCAGATGCCATTGGTTCAGCGGAACCAGGTGATATTCGAACATCCGGTTTTATTTAGCGACAAGGTAGGTATTTCCGCCATCCAGGTAAGTTGGGAAAACCTGAAAAGCAGCCTGGAAGAAAAGCTCAAGAAAGAACCAATCGACTTTTTATATCTCGACAAAATACAGGGGATGTTTTCGGAAAAATCATTCCGCAACCGGGAGCAGGAGTTACACCATATCATCAGTGAACTCAGGATCATGAGTCAGAAATACCAAATCAGCACTATTATTGCGTCCTCCCTGAACCGGTTTGTGGATAACCGCACCGGTCGCCGGCCGTACCTTTCTGACCTTCGCGATACCGGTGCTCTCGAGGACCTGACGGACCTCATCCTTTTGCTTTTCCGTCAGGAGTATTATGGCTTTACTGAAGACGAGTATGGAAACAATCTGGAGGGAGTGGCCGAAGTAAGCATCGCGAAGAACCGGATGGGCGAAACCGGTACTATCCGATTGAGTTTTGATAAAAATGCCCCATGTTTTAAACCCTATGAAGGGAGTACTTTCAGTTTTACTGACGAGTTCAGAAGATTATAAACCCATGAACCACTGTCCTACAAAGACCATGTGTGTAACCGTTAAAAAGTTATGCAGTTGGATTGTGTTCCGCAATCTGTAATGCACCAGGAAGCAGCGACTTTTTCTCATACTTCGCAAAAGTCGGCCAAAGAGATGGTTGGGACAGTGGTTTTTTTTAGTCAACAGAGATGAATTATACCTTAGAAGAAAAGAAAAGTCTGGCAGCGAGATTCCTTGAATTGCGCACTGTTCCCGGTTTTTTATTACTGATGGATATCTCATTGCCCTATCTGAAAGGGATGGTTCGGCACCCTTTGTATAAGGTCTGGCAAATCACCAACAAAAAGGGAAAGAAGAGAAACCTGTGTGAACCTTCCTGGTACCTGAAATTAAAACAGAAGCAATTGAATACCTATCTAAATGCAGTTTACTTTGACATTATACCGGAAAGTACCTATGGCTTTATCAGAAAGCCAGTAGACGGGACAGAGAGACGGGATTTTTTGATTAATGCAGCACAACATTGCGGGCGGCCTTTTGTCATCAATGCGGATATTCGGAACTTTTTTGACTCCATCCAACCACGACAAGTACGAGATGTCTTCCTGAAAGCTCCTTTCCATTTTGATGAGGAACTGGCATCGGCTATCGCATTCTTTTGTTTGAACCGACGAACATTGCCAACCGGGTCGCCTACATCGCCTATCTTGTCAAACTTCATCATGCTGGAGGTTGATCGACAATTGCAAGCATTAGCGAGTCAATACCAATATACTTACACCCGGTATGCGGATGATCTGACTTTTTCCGGAGAGGAACGCCCCCCAGCTGAATTCAAAAGACAACTTACAGCGATTCTGAGCACGCATGGTTTTCGGCTGAACCAACGGAAATACCGGGTACTATCGCGATTTGGCAGGCAAACGGTCACGGGCATTGTCGTGAATGAAAAACCTAATGTTAATCGAAAATACAAAAAAGAGGTTCGGGCCATGCGGTACGACTGGAAGACTTACGGAGCCGAAGTAGCGGCCCGGAACCATTACAAAAACCCGGATATTGATGACAACCAGGTTGAACGGTTCAAACGGACGGTAGAAGCCAGGGAACAATATATCAGACAAGTAGAAACCTTAAATCGAAAAAAATGAATCGAATCAATTCACTGAAAAAGTTAGTAGCAGACCTTAAATCAAGCAATGAGAAAAATGAGTTCAAGTATATTGGAACGGGTAATCCCAATGCCGATATCTTGATTATCGGGAAAGAGGCGTCCATCCATCAAAATGATAAACAGAAAGAATGGGAAATCGATAATAATCTGGAAGACTGGTATGACCTCACTGAAGAAGACTCTCTACCGAAGATTGGTCAATGGCCTGAAACCAAATACTCGCCATTATATCCCTACAAAGGACAGAAATTCAATATCGACCGTGGAACAAATAACGGTGGTACGAGTCCGACCTGGTACAACTACCAAAAGCTCATCAACCGGATTTATCCGGAGAATAACGATTCCCAAATTAACTTTCACGAAAAAGTATTCATCACCGAAGTGAATTCTACCCCCAGTTTAAAAACGACAGAAGCTGACATGACATCTATTTCTTTTAGAAAGAAAAAAGTATTGTCGTCAGATTTCTTTCAGTCTTTTCCTGTTGTTATTGTCTCAGGATTAGGCTATTTCGACATTCAGGAGGGACGAAATGAGATTGAGGAAATATTCGGGGTGAAGTTCCAGCGTGAGGAACACCCGAATGGAAAAAAGACTCAACAGTATTTTTACCATGAAGCTGAAGATGGTCGGAAAATTCTCATTAACACACGGCAATTAGGTATGGTTGTTTCCAATGCCAGACTCGATATGATGGCAAAAGAAATCAAGAATTTTATTTCTGAGTAAGCCTCATAAAAGTTGTTGTTGGTACAAGAATGATACTAAAATAAAACTTCCTGCCACCACTCAGTCGGGGTAGTGAGGGCAGGGAGTTGTAGCAGGCTAATGCAATTTTTTTGCAGGTATTTTTTATGAGAGCGGCAGGCGAAAAGGCACGAAGCATGCTTGTCGTGATTGTAACAGTCTCACCGAAAAATGCGAGGAATTGGGGTTCCTCAAAATTGAAGAGGGGTACTACACACATCCTAAAACGGGAGGTCAACAACATCGGAAGTACCAATTGACCCTAATGCAGACTTTCGATTTAATGACCGATAAAGTCCCTGGTTAGAAGACACTATTACTGTAAATATGTATCAAAAAAGCTGTATCATAATTGCTAAAATAGTTACTTGTTGTTTATTGATAATCTTTACTTTACATGTTTTTTGTGTAAAATTAAATTTGCAACTATTACACCATGTTATTTCGTCTCAAATATAGACCATATAAAGGGTTATTTACAATGTAATTTCTTCGAAATGATTTATCGCTTCGTTGGCTCTCATTTTTATATTCCCCAAACTGCTTCATCTCTTTTTTGTATCCAGCAGTTTAATTTCATTTTGTGAAAACAGAATAATATATCTTATGGCTGAAGATGGCACTTTAGGTGGTATGTTATTAATCCAGTTTTTCCAAAACCAACACTTCCAGTTCTAGGTTGAATAATATTCAGACGTAACATAATTGGGTTTTGTAAAATGTATTAGTGTTAAAAGTAGGGGTTGCTAAATAGGAATATATAGAGGCTGCCTACGGATCTGGAAAGGGGGACAAAGAGCATTAATATAAAAAGGACAACTATTGTGTTGCCCTTTAAATCATTTAAATAGGAATATAGAATGAATATTAGTCACAAAGGTTCTATCGTTAAGAACAGTAGAAATGAATAATTCCTATACATTAAATGTCGATTATTTAAGTTTGTCTCGTTATGCACGCATTTTTTCCTTAATCAGATTTGCAACAAAATCAAGCCCCTTCTTGGTCCAATAGAAGACAATCTCTGCTTTGTCAGTAAATCCCTCATTTCCTTCTTCAGAAATAGGTTCTAGAATATTTACATAAAAACCTTTATTTTCAAATTCCGGCTTCATTCTATTCACAATATCATCAAAGTAAATAATATCCCAGTATTCCGATAGTAGCCAAACAATCTCTTCCTTCAAGTTTAACTTGTTGCCCAAATCCTTCATTGAATATAGATTCGTATTTTGGAAGGGTACTAAGTTTATTTTTGAGTTTGTTACAACAACGCGCATTCTTTCATCTGAATTCTTATCAACTTCAAAACCTGCTATACTAAACTTCGGTTCAAAGTTGGTATCCCATTCTTCTGTGTCAATCGATTTTCTAACAATAGTGGACTTTACTAAATCCCTGGTTTTTTGTCTAAGCCAAAAATAAAAATCAAGGGAAATCCATCGAGCAAATTCCTCCGCAATGTCTGAGTGTATCCACGTTCCTCGCGCCTCCCACTTCCTAGTTTTATCTGTGGTTGTTTCTGAAAGGCCAGATGTTAATTCTGAGGAGATATCTGGGGATCTAAATTTAAGCAGAAGATTTATGTAACTCTGGGTTGATTTTAGATTGAGCCAATCTGAAAGCGACTTTCCGAACGGTATCGCCATCTCACTGGAATTAATAAATATTTGGGAGCCAAATTTAAAGTTGATAGTGAATCCGTTAAAGTCAAAAGTATGATTTTCCATGATGAGTTTGTTTTTCCAATTAGTTAATTTGAACGAAACAAAGCTACGAATAATAAATTAAAGAATACAAAATGTCATCGATGGTATTTGAGTAAATTAAATATGTTGCACAAATAGTATGACAAATTTGGAAGAAAGGAAAATTGTTCTATTTTTTTAATTAACAGATCATATTATTTAATAAGCTTAAGCTTAATATCTTAATTACTATTTTTACCTTAGTACGTTTACTAAACATTACTATAAACCTTTAAACTTTAGTTCTCTACTATACCTCCTTATGTCAATTGCGTTATGTTAAATATTTTATAAATAGCTGAAAATCAAATATAAAAAATTGTAATAATTACAAAAAAGTAAATTTGGAAAAAAAATCTGTTCAGAATATGACCAAATTTTGGAGAGAAAAATGGGTTTCTGATATTACTACTTTTGGAATTTCTCAATTTGACTGCGTAAAAACTGTTTGTCCATCCTTAATTCATTTACCAGTTCCCACAGCATATCTTTCTCCTTGGAAACTTGTTTAAGTTTCAGACTCATGTCAATATATTGATTAATTGCTTCTTCCGATTCTTTAATGTCTTTGTCGTTTGGTTCTTTATTTTCTGTCATTTGCATCGGTCCGATTTCGTTAAGAAGCCAATTTGCATTTAAGCGGGTATTCCTTATCAGAGCTGCAATTTGTTCGATAGTTGGCATTCTGTCTGAATATAGTATCTGACTTAAGGACTGGACGGAAATTTCCATTTTTTCCGCCATGTCGGATTTTTTCGTCAAATTAAATTCCTCCTGTAGAAATCGATAATAGGTAAGAAATCTTTCTTTTACCTCCTTTTTAAATTCCATTTTGCGATAGATTTAAATATATGTAATTTAGCGAATTGATTATTGGAAATAAATATAACAAAAATATGGATAGTGAATTTACTTGAATTATAGGAAGTTAATATTAATACTCTGAGTCGTTGAGTGACAAAAGAGAATTTTGTGGGTGTTTTTTCATAATTAAAAATAAGAGACAAAAAAGCCAATATTTGTTAGTCGAACGCGGAAAACACCGCTTCGATTACTCTATCGTTGGCTTCATCAACGATTTTGTAGTCTTCGTTCACATAGATGTCAGTTGTTGTTTTCTGACCGTGCCCCAGGGCCCTTCTTATGTCGTCCATGGGTAACCTGCACACGTTTCGGGCGATGTTGGCCCAGGTGTATCGCGCCCAGTAGGTGGTAATCGGACCAATTTCCAATTCTTCTCCGATTTTCTTCAGCCACTTGTTTTGCGTTTTTGTAATGTATTTATGGTGGTTGCTCAATTCGATGAAGCGAAGCAAATGTGATTCTCCTTTGTATTTTTCCAACAGTGGCTTTAATCGGTCATGTATTTTCAGGTTGTATTTACGACCGGTTTTAGATCGAGTGTACTTTAAGCGTCCATTCTTAATATCTTCTTCCGTGAGATGGACGAGGTCAATCACATTAATTCCAACCAGCATTAAATTAATTAGGAAAAAGTCTTTCGCTACCTGTCGGTACTCATCTGGAGCCTGGTAGCTCGCGAATTTATGCATCTGTTCCAGAGACATGTCCAGATAGTCCGTTTCCTCTTTTTTTATTTTGTATTTCTTAAAAGGGTAATATTTTCCATATTCGAGATAGTCCCATTCGTAAGCCTTGTTGAAAACAGCCCGGATGTTCCGCATGTGAATGGAAATGGTATTCACCGAATTTCCCAGGCTACTGAGATTAAAAAAAAGAGCTTCCAGGAATTGAGGTGTAATTTCGGAGAAAGGGATATCGGTCTGAGCATATCCCCATAAAGTCTCACGCGTCCATTGGTAAATCTGTGCGGTTCGGTTTTCCTTTTTAATGCCAGCCTTGTTTTTAACATTCTTGTTCAAACGGTCAATATACTCATCAATGACGGCAAAGAAACTAATTTCATCTGTTTCACTTTGTGGGGTAGAAGCTTCACCGATGTATTCGATGATTTGCTCGATGGTGAGGAATTTGCTCGGAGTTTTAATGGAAGCAATAATTTCTTCCACGTGCACTTTAATGGTCGAAAGTGCCATATTTAACTCCTGCGCTTTTGGATGCCTGACGACACGTCCGCTTTTAAACTGCGAAGGCTTTACATAAACATCAGTCGGAATCTCCCGACGAAAGCTTTTTGAGTCATTAATGGATTTATGGGTAATTCTGACTTTTACATTCGTGGTACCGTCTTTCAGGATTCGGTCTCTCACAACTAAGGAAACGCTTGCCATATCAGAGGTGATTTTGTGTACACTTTTGTGTCACCTAAAGTAGCGAATTTGTACCTGAAAGTAGGTTTGTTTTAACAAAATATTGAGAGGCTCTACAACAGGTTGGAGCATAAAAAAAGCCTGAAGCGCTTGTTTTGATTGACGTTTCAGGCTTTCCAAATCTGTCGGGGTGACAAGATTTGAACTTGCGACCCCTCGCCCCCCAGACGAATGGATAAAACCGTGTAAGCGTTAATAAATAAGATAGTTAAGGACTTAACAAATAGTTAACCGTACAACTAAACGTATATTACTGGAAAAATCCTGCGCTTTTCTTTGCGGCCCGTTGCCTCAGTCTTAACGTATGGGAAAGCTCCTTCATCTCTTCATCGTATACAGCTTTGTGCAGTTGGAAGGAATCTATTTTCCCATTGGCTTTATACCACTCTGAAAGACCGTAAGCGATTAGGGCATCATGGATATCTGATTCAATAGGAGCATCGATATTTGCCGCCATCGTATCCTTAAGCATGATTACATATTCAACTTTATCGGCTACACCGGTGTCAAATACAAATGGGATAGTGCCGTCCGGGAGTAAATATTGGAGGAAGGACAACTTCTTTAGTATCTCCTGTGCGGCAGTCTTGAAGTACAGGGATAACATGTCTTCATCCTCAGCATCTACTCCAAGGTCCTCTATCAGGCTTTCTCCTTCCTGATTCTTCAGGTGCCGGGCCGTGTAGTAGGAAGAGGCTTTCACTTCATCCATGAGGCTCGTAAGGGTAAAGCTGATAGTGATTATTTTGTTTACTGTGTCAACTACTCTCATAATTACAATGGTTTTTTGCGTTCGTAGATAGTATTGTTTAGTCCGTTCATTGATTCGATATATGAATCTGCTGAAACTTTAGCGTCATCATACATGCCATTGTGCATATACCAGTCGCGAAGCGAGTAATTGAGAATTGAATCATAGATGTACTGGTCAATAACAGTCTCGATATTGTCAATCATATTGTCCTTGTGCAGAATCGTCATAACGATTGCTCCTTCACTTGGCGTACCTACTTCATCAAATGAATAGGCACCAACAATGCCGACTGTTAAGAATAGCATTGGTGCAAATACCTTCTTGGACCCAGATTCAATGAGTGTCTGGACAAATACTTTGTCCTCTTCATCCACGCCCTGGTCCTCGATTAATGATTCACCTTTGGCACCTTTTCTTTGCCTGGCCTTGTAGTAAGTGGCTTTAGTGATCTTTGATATCAACTCAGTCAGATTATACTGGAACTGAAACTGACTATTGGCAGTGCTTAGTATCATGCAGGTTTTTTCCTTATTTTAAGTGAGACTTCAATCAGTTGTTTTACTTCCAGGTAGCTATTACCTCCTTCATGGTTGATCATCCGGTACCACTCCTTTAACACATACTGAACAATTCCGCGAACGAGTAGATTCTCCCATACTGGATAAAGAGTTTGGTTGAACCCATCTTTCTTAGTGATGGTTATTACAAGACTCCCGGCATTCAGTACAATTGGAGTTGGGATATCAATAACCTGGTCTGAGATGTTAGAAAGAATCTCGTTTGCTCCATCAAGGAGTAGTGTTTCGACTACATCGGATTCAGAATCAGTCAGAGCAACCAAGTCCGGGTTCTCTGAAATTTTGGACCTGATTTGCGTGTACATCTTGGCCTGTCGTTGAATCATGGATTCATCGATGGTGAATATTAACTGTGTGGCCGTAGCGTTGTATGACATTAGATTAAGGAATTAAATGCGGTTTCTAAATCAGTCCTTGCCTGGTCAAGCGTCGTGGGATTAGTCCAATTAAGATCCGATACTACACGTTGCGTCACTATCGAATACAGCGTATCATTCCATGCCTGAAAATTATCATTGTCGAACCCAAGCTGTTGGTACCAATCGCGTAGTACAAACTGAATAACCAGATTTTTAATAGCATCATCCCAACTATCAAGTGTCGAAATATTGATAGTCGATTTCTTCACTACCCGTAATACGATGGTCCGTTCTACTTCATTGAATTCTGATGTTTTCAGTATTCCTTCAAGTGGCCGGGCCAATGGTGCCATGAAATTGAATGCATACATAACACCGGTATTGCCTGAAAAAAGAAAGAAGTCAAATTCATCATCCGTAAGCGTTGCCCGGTCAACATCTTTAATCTTTCCTTCCGAAAATAGGTTTGCTATGAAATAGGAACAATCCTGCTTGATTAATGTGTACAGGTCATCCATTGAGTATGAAAACTCAATGTAATCTATTGTCCCTATGGTTTTAATCGTATTCAATGCCTCTTATTTCCATCATTAAGCCGGTCGGCGAACTTTGCCATACGACGGTCACCAAACCACCACGAAATCACACTAAATGTCATATAGATGATGGACTCAATGATCATGTCAACCTGTGCGATAGAAAGCAAGTCACTATTCTTCTGCATGAACTGGAAGTTCTGATATACCAGGTACCCGGTGATATACATCAAAACAATGGTTACCCCAGGACGTATCCCGGCTCTTACCACATCGATAACACCCAGAAGAAACACAAGGAAAGTTCCAATCCACATGGTCCACTTATTATCAAAAAGCTTCTCAAGCAATTGAGTGGGTGCCGCCGTCTGGTTACCGTACTTCTGGCTTAGTGAGTATATTTCAGAATCAGACTTATCCTTGGCAATATTGGACTGCAAGGTAACTTCCTGTATGTTGGCTGCAGCTTCGGCTTGCTTCTCCTTAATACGGGCATTTATGAGGTCTATCTCATGCTTATTGTTCTGTTTCTGGTTGAACAGATTGAATACATTCGTCACAAGGCTACCTAGTAAGCCTGTAAGTGTCCCAGAAAGTGCTGATAGTATCATCGTATGATTAGTTTAAAGTTTTGTCCTGCAAGTACCCTCATGAATGAATCGAATGTAGAACGGCTGTTTGATACAGCCAGTTGGTTTGATATGATTGCAGGCTTATATCCCAATAGAATACATCCCTCAGAATTGGTGATATACCCTTTGAGCTTGTCACCGGCCCAATTACCGTAGTGAGTCAAAACATAGCTTCTACCTTCAACATCCTGTAAGATATATACCTGTCCGAATTTTGAGGAGCGATAAAGAACGCAATCGTATGGTCCCGGTTTTATCCTTGACAAACCTACTTTATTATACCTCCACGGCAGTTCCATCGTATAGCACGACCAGTGCAAGGCCGGGATCGCCAATACTCCTAGCGTCCCTTGATCGCCCTCATGAATTCTATCCAGATATACGTTTATCAATCGGTAACCATTTTATAGAATGAACGAATGTAGGCCGGTCGCATTTCTTCCGGAACCAATTTTTCAGGTATTTCAAATACCTCTACATCGATAACTTCATCAAGCATCTTCTCCCACTTTTCATCATTGGCCTTCACCTTGTCAAGTGAGGTTTTATAACGCTTGTCAAGTGCATCCATCGCCTTCCGGAAGCCGGGTAGGTCCTCAATGAAACTTGTTTCACCTTCTTTTATGGTGAACTTGTTTACAACCTGAGTCCGTTCCTCATTGTATTTTTCCATCCCATCAACTTTACCGATCTGCTTCTGGGCAATAGTCACTTCGTATTCAAACTTGTCGATATTCTTACTTATACCGCGCTTGAATTTAAAGCAACCCATTGCAGGCATGGAGTTCATTATTTGGGAATTTATATTCGCTTCCCGGAGTGTGATTTGAATTTTCATCTTTAATCTATTAGTTTATACCATGTGTTTAGACCATAAAACTAAGGTGTAACATCCTCAATCTATGGTTATAAATTGACTACTTCTCGTCTTTATTTCGTATAAGGCCCTTAATCTCTTCAAGGTCCTTTTTAATATTGGTAAACTTCTCTTCAACGAGTTCGCGGTCTGCCTTTCTTTCTGTTTCGGTCCTGATGTTATCAATTTGTATTTCCATAACAGCAATTTTTTTTAAGCTGTATTGGTGGGCCTGTTCTACAGATTCTATTTTCCCATCATAGTGTATCCGGATAGCGGAAATTTTAGTGAATACAGTTACAGCAAGCGTTATAAATGCGAAAATCGCGATAATAATCTCATAGGTGGTCATAGGGGAAGTATTTAGTATTAAACAAATAGGGTAGGTAGCATGAGCTTATAGCTAATACTTCTTTTCCCCTGTTTTATCTAATTTGTCATCGTAACTAACGCCATTTTTATATGGAGTAGGTTTCTTCATGACCTTTGGGTTTGCAGTGTCCTGTTTCTGCCTAAACTTATGGCGTAGGGAATAAATCACACTGCCAATAATTAAGATTCCGATAATTGATAAAATTACTTTCATAGTTTCTGTTTTTAGGTTACTGAATTGTTCCAGGTGTCCAACTAAATGAAGCTGATCCAATGCTTTTAAATGTTGCATAATCATATGTAGATGATACTTGGCAATCTATTTTAATTGTTTGAGCCTGTGATGAATTAGATGTCACGACAACTGTTTGTGCAAGTGGACGATATATTCCATCGGCCGGTAGGGTTACTTGCCCCATGTCCGTTACACCAGTGCCATCGCCGAGAGTAACTACCTTTAACCGCATGAAAACTGATTTCTGTGGACCGGTTCGAGTAACTTGTAGTCCAACGCTTACATATGCAGGATTATCAGTTGCTAAAAATCCGGAAAGTGATACATTCGCGGTAGCGGCCAATGCCGACACTGTGACATTAACGATCTGTTGGCCAACTTCGCACATCGCCTCATTTTCCCTGTTTTGAGTTGCATTTAGCCACCAGTAGTATGGTGTTATTGTCGCTTGCTTCGTACCCAATGTCTGACCTATTCTTGTCAATCCAAAATCACCGTTCATCATGGGTGAGGTCTTCGTGTTACCATCGGTGTAGTCTTCTACCGTTGCTCCGTCAAATGCAAACAATACCCTGACTCTGTCTTTTGAAATTAAAGCAGTACCTAGAAAAGACTGAGAAATAGGATTGCTTTCACCATGGGCCAATACTGCATAAAGACTAATTAAGTCACCTTCCTCAATGCTCAAACTGGCAGGAGACTGGTCGCTAAAGTAAATTGGCGGCTTTGCATTGTGATTGTAGCCTATGAAGTCATCTATGAAATAGTACGGACCTTGTGCTTTTTGGTATGTGTAAACACCGGCCAAGAAATCGGTCTGCAAAAATGAACCAGGTTTGAATTGCGCCCAGATATTTATTTCATCAGCAAGAACGAGTGTTACCTCATCATAAATGTACTTCTGCAATGCTGCACAAATCTGAAATATATACCCATCAGTGGCATTGTATTGGTTGCTTCCTATGGATGTCATGATCCCTACCATGTTATTTGCCGGATCATAATCTGGCCCTGCTTGCTTTATTATACTCATGCTGCATTCCCTTCTCTTAGTCGTTTAACCTCTGCTTCTAATGCTTCAATCTTTGCATTTAACGCACGAATAGCCGGACCATGAAGTACGGACTGACGTTCATATGACATAGTTTTGAAATCTTTATATCCAAGGTGTTCAATGGTACTCACCAGAAGAGGCTCAATCTTTTCAACCTCCTGAGCTATGTTGCCAAGCTCAATCATTCCATTAAGGTCCTTCCTCCTGTAGGTGTATGCTTTTATTCCTAAAACTTTATCAAGTGCATCCTCCGGTGAAATCTCACGAACATCAGTCTTTATTCTAATATCCGATACCTGGGAACCAGACCGGCCAGTAGCAACAATCGATGAATTTATTTTCAGTGCGGTAACCGTGCCAACTCCCGTTATAGAAACAGATGCCTTTTCCAGTTTAATACCGTTGATCGTTGCCGTACCATTTAAGGCAAGATCGCCTCCACCAGAAATACTGGCAACATTTACGGCAGTTCCGCTATTTGCCCGAAAAATCCATCCACGTGTACTATCATTATTCATATTAAAATAGGTAGCCCAACTACCTGTTACATACCCATGTGTTCCATAATTAGAAGTGCTGGTATTCATGAACTGAATACCATAGGTTTGTGCGGATGCAGATGTTCCATAAAGAGATAACCCAGTAGTATTGTCTGTTCCAGCAGTTTGGGAAACAACTAATGCTCCTGTTGTACCAGTAATCACATCTCCAGAACTTGTTATATTTCCTGTCGTGTTTAAAGTACCTGTAATGGTAGTATTATTATTTAATTTAACATATCCACCCGCTGTACTTACTTCAATATTATCGTAATACGTTCCAGATGAATTTGCTGTTCCAATTCTTAGGCCACCAGACGCAAGTGAATTTTTTATATATCCCCAGTTATTAGCATGTGGTAAATCAACTACTCCATATAAGTTTACATTATTTGCTACCCAATCTACCGAACTTTTATTTGCTGAATTAGCATCATAAACAACTACCCATGGACTCCATGCTGTTGAATAGAAATTGCGGACATAAGTTCGCTGTGAACCATCGGTTTGGTAAGTAGTAAATGTTTGTTTTGTTCCTGCATGTTTTTCAACCAACAATGAAAATGCATATGGAGCCGGTGTATTGGTCATCGTAGCAACACTTACATTGGCAGTATTGTAATATATCCCAGGAGTAGTTATTGTATTCAAGTCAGTATTATTGGCTACAACTGTCGGTTGGTAAATAAAATCAGTTGCATGTTTCCCATCTACCATATCAGCATTCATACCACTTCCGGACCCCATATTCCCCCAATCCCATATTTTATATGTACTTGATGCAAATTTTCGATATAAAATACCGACATCTGCTAGTAATCGTAAACCATAATCTACTCCATCGTTACTTGTTTCATGAAAATCAATATACTTGCCAATTTCCATAACTCCATCAGTACCAACAAATGGAACATAACCCCATGTAGGTCCAATTCCTGTTGTATTTAAAGAATATCCACTAAGAGTATTTGCATTAAGTCCAGAAGTAGATGTTTTAGTAATCGTTCCTAATGTTGAAGCAATACCAACACTCCATCCAGTTTGATAAGTATTTACATCTACACCATGTCCTATAACAACATTCCTGACTACTACCTTTAAGTAATCCCAAGTAGATGTTGTTTCGCCAATATAAATAGCACAATTAGTTCCATCATGTCCAAAATGTACATTAAAATATTTATCATTTCGATTAGTAATCGTATGAGCAAATGTATTATACCAAGTAGCATTGGCGGAATAATTATAACCACCCAAGTGAATTGAAATCGATTCTCCAACACTGTCGCCATTATAATCATAAATATCTACCCACATGGACATCATAGTATTTGTCCATGTCGTAGGCAATGTTATTTTTATTGCTCCGGTAGAAAAACTGGCAGTTGTAAATGATGCTCCTCCTGGTTGTATAATGTGGGCCAGTGAATCTGTTGCCGGAGCATAATAGGTTGTACCAGCATAAGTCAATAGATTATTGGCTGTCCAATTAACAGTTTTAATATTGGAGTTTCCTGAATGCCATACAGTCTGCTCAACACCTCCAGAGCGAACCAATAGGGAAGTATCTCCGACTATATCAGTTTCACCTGTACCGCCTCCGCGAAAATGGAAAGCATTATTCTGATAATAAAATCGGCCATTATTATTGGCAGTAGAAGCATAGTCAATCATAGCTACTGCTCCATACAGGTAAGTATAATAATTACCAATAGAACCTAATCGTGTTTGGCCTGCATTACGAAATTGATTTACTACAACTTCTCCATTTGAACGATAAATTGTAAATACATTTCCATTAAATACTCCGGCATCTGTATAATTTGCAATATGAAAATCACTACCTATATTACTTCCGGTTTCAGTCTCTACTCCTGCGTAAACATCCCATCTATTGGTTCCATTAGTCCTATAAATAAGATTTCTGTAAGTTCCAGAAGCCGAATCAAGAATTAAATTAACTCCATTAGAAGTTGTCTTTAATGTTTGCGTTAAAGCGGTAAAAATATTTGAATCTGTCAATTTTGCATACAGGCTGTCGCTGATTGTTTTAGTATAATAATTTGTAAGGTCAAACACGTCCCCGTCAATAATAAGGTTTCCAGACGTATCGAGTTTTAGACCACTTCCGTATTTAAGCGTTATCGCATTATCTACTGTTTTCCCAATCGGATCGGCCACTGGTAACAGGTCCCAGATTGTTGTAGCAATAGCAGACGCTACTTGTGAACCCACCCGGCCGGAGGCTGTAAAATCCCCGGTAACATGTACCGGTTGATCAATAATTATTTTCGTTCCGTCCCATGAGAAGGTTGCAGAACCTACTTTGATAGTTGTTACTGTCGGATTTAGCGTTGTATCGAATCTACTTGCAGTAGAATTCCATACAGCTATTCCTCCTGACGTTGGAGTATCTTGGCGTGTAGCGATAGCTTGTAACGATCCGGCTTCCCATCCGACACGGGCTACTGCATCATTACCGGCTGCGAAAATAAGATTGTTTGTGCCATCAGCCAGAAGTATTTTAAAGCCTGAAACTACACCCACACCCAGACCGGTTGTTGCGCCATCTCTTGTTATAACAAGGTCATTAGTAGTGTATAGCTTTTCTGCATGAGTTTCATATGCGGCTCCTGATTGCGTGATCGGTCCGTTAACTATCAATGATGAAACAGTAAGAGGACCCGATACCGTACCCCCGGATGTATTTAATTTTGCATTTAGAGCTGTCTGTAGTGTACTTACCTGGCTAATTGCAATAGTAGGTATATCGGAGGCAGTAAGGCTTCGTAATGCAATGCCGGTGACGTGTCCATTGGCATTACTAGTGAAGGTTGATATTACCTGGCCGGCCGTTGCTGTTATATTTCTGGCCGTATATGTCGGATGTGAATATGGAGCAACCCACGAAAAATTACCGTTTGTGTTGGATGAAAGTAAGTATCCATCCTGCGCCGGTACTCCAAGGTCCGGTTTTACGACTGAGTCAAGAATTGTAACTACTCCATTGACCACTGAGAATTGAGTTCCGGAGAACTGAGCTATTCCCTTTGCTGCTGTAGATGCAATGGGAAGTTGATCAAACCATGTAGGCAGGTTTCCGGAAGCATACTGAGAGCCAATTGAACCGGTAGACAAAAGAGAATTAGTAAATACAAGCCGGTTATTTACGGAATCAACAGTTACGCCTAGTTTGTCAGCTACATAGGTCCACGCTGCATCTTCCGTAAAGTGGATCGTTGTGTCTGCTATGTGGCTATTCCATATAGTAATCTGCGGATCAGTTTTATCGAGCTTTGAATCCAATGCCGCCTGCAATCCGATTATATCAGAAATAGGGTGTGTATGGTCTGCCGGGACCAATACAGCATCTAATATTGTTGCAATTCCATTGGATACTGAGAACTGATTAGCATTGAACTGAGCAATACCTTTTGCACCGGTACTTGCTATAGGAAGTTGGTCGAACCATGACGGAAGATTACCTCCGGAGTATTGGGAGCCAACCGAACCAGTAGACGCCAAATTTTTCGAGCATACAAGTACGTCTTTTATTGGATCGTATGTGAAGTACCCGGCAATGGCCGATACTGTCTCAATACCCAGGATATTCCTTAGATTGTCTTTCTCTTCGATAGAGAGGTTTTCAAGTCCCTTTCTCGCAAAGTAATCATCTATCGTCCTGAATTTCTCAGCAAGATAAAGGGCTATTTGTTCGTTTTGCTTCGTCATACAACCACATCATTGAATACTCCGGCATTCTGACCGAAGACAGATTTGAATTCATCGAATCCACCGGCCGGTGTAAGTTCACCTTCGGGTGTAAGCGATACAATTTCTCCACTCTTGAAATTTTCCCTGTATGATTGCATTAGCATTGTCTTCCACTGGTTCATGTCGGTCCAGTTCACATTATCGAATACAGTACCGACATAAAGGCATATTGCAAATGATCCGGTAGTTCCTCCGGGATCTGATTCATTGTAATTGCTTACAAGGATTAGTTTATTACCGCGATCCTGTTCTGCAATTGCGTCCCTGGCTGCAATATTGGCAACCTGATATAACGGCTTATTCGTAAATGCTGTGTCAACTACAAATTTTTTGGTAGCCGGATCGAAGTCGGTATCCGGTATAAATTCAGTTGTATTCCCTTTAAGCAGGACGCTATCACTATCTGCTTTTGTCGAATTGATACTAGTGATGTCAGCTTCCAACTGGTCATGAGTTTTTGTACCCTTATTCGTAAGCGAGCCATGATCTCCATCGAAGGCATCAGCTTTCTTTAGGTATGGAAGTTGCATTTCATCTACAATCTTCCGTACAAATTGCTCAATTCTGTTGACAAGCTCGGTTATAGTCATCTGCTGTTGAAGGATTTAACAAACTTCAATGCGTTATCTGATTCAGTCGTATGTCCAAGGGATGAAAGGGCTTTCGATGCAGCAATCCACGACAGGCCATCGGCGATCAGATCATCTCTCAGTGCCTCCGCAACTATATTTTTGATGTACAGAAACGTATCGATAGTATGAACATCTCCGGGAACCAGTGAATAGTATTCAATGGCATCCATTACAGATACCAGATATTTAGTCGTTCGTACTGCAACAGGTTTTGATTTACCACCCCTGGTGAACTCGTTGGATTGAAGCCGGTACAATGGATCGGATGTACTGATAAGATGATTTACTTCTCGCTGCCAACCAGTCATTTTGAATACAACTAGGCGTAGGAAGTCAGCAGGAAGCTCCAACCACCCAAGGCCGGTAACTGTATCTCCATGGACTACGGGACTTGCAGTATCCGCATCAAGGTATTGCAATGGGTGAGATAGCAATAGATCACGGGTGCATTCATCAAGTAGCCCATCGATAGTTTTCTCCACTGGCTTGTCAGAGGCAGACGAAGTTAAAACTAAGCCCTCGGAGTAAGGGCTTAGCTCGTCCATCTTCGTCATGACAAGTTGTATGATTTCGTTTCTAGTCATGGATGGTAAAACACAGGGTTATTCTGCTTTCCAGTTGGGAAATTCGATATTGTTTTGCTTTGCCAACTCAAAGATGCTCTCTTTAGTAGGCATATCCGTAGGTGAAACATCAAACTTGTCAGCCAGGTACTTCTTCGCATCGGTGATGTTGGTTACTTCATCTACCTTGACAATGACAGGGCCGGTATCAGGCTTCTTCTCTACGGCCTTAGCCTTTAGCAGGCTCCATACTTTGCCGTTTCGCTTATCCTTCAACATTGCATCTTCAAGCTTTTTGTCATGGGTGATAAATACTCCATGCTGCATCTTGGCTACAGGTGAGAATTCAATATTATGATTGGTTTTACCTACCAAAATTGAGGTGTGTAGCTGCTTGTATTTTTCTGAAATGAATTTTGCCATCTGATTTGTATAAAAAAAGGGAAGGGCTTAAACCTTCCCTTTTTAGGTTAATATTATGTGGTTATGGTTAGACTACTGTCTTACGGATAACACAGTGAGTATCCGGGTATTTAAATACCGCGCAACTTACTTCCTGAATTACCTTGGCCTTGGCATTCTTCTGGCCTGAACCAATCAGGTCAAGCTCGGTTTCCTTCAACTCTTGGAATTTATGGTACTCAACTTTAGTCAAGTCGAATACAAATCCCATATCACCGTCACCGACTTCGCTCAACAGGTCATGCTTGATAACTCGAAGAGTACCGAAGTTTGTAACGATCTCGTTAAAGGTAAGGCCCCATTTGACTGATACGTTATTAGCTCCAAGCTGCTTCTGCACGATGGGTACTGCGTTGATCTTCTCAATCAAATCAGCTCCGAAAAATGCATAGCGAATCTGCGCTCCACTATTACCCTGGAAGATATACTTTGTAAGGGCAACAAACCATGCGTTTGCGTGTGCGTCAGTGTCAAAGTTAGTATCGGCCCATTCAAGGGTTTTAGGCACAAAATAAGTAGCTCCACCGGCACTGTAGATTTTCTCTTGAGTATGGTAGTCAGCAAATTCAGCAGGCGCACCCATCAATGCATTAAGTTCCTTCTGGGACTTCATGTCTTTAATATTGGCCTCTTCAAAATCACTGAATCCCCACGCTGTTTTCTTATCGGTCATAGCTGAGAAAGTTGATTCCTCAATCTGCGCCATATAATTCTGACAGTAGTTCGTGGATTTTTCCGGATACAGAGCGTATGAAGTAGTCTGCATCGCCAATTCACTCTCGGCCCTTGCCAATCGGGTAATGACATTATCCTGAGCGATATTATCATGAAGGACTTTAACTCCTGCAACGTCATATCCATTCAACGGCTGACATTTCAATGTGCTGTTTGCCTTATCAATTTCAGCAGTATACAACACCAGGTCATTATTAGGAAGCAGAACATTATTTGCACCATATCCCTGTACTCCCTTAACGCGAAGGGTATCACGCAAAGACCACATTTTAATATTGCTTACGATTACATCGAAATATTCCTGATCGGCAGCAACAATAGCAGTAGTTACGGTATCAGTGAACGGTTTGTAATCACGGCTGTAATAAGTAGTTGTTTGGCTTCCTACCTTTCGGGACCGGGCTACCTTTCGTAGTATGGTATCCAACGGGAACCGGCTCGGATCAATCTTAGTTATTTCTTCATCCAGGTGTTCAAGCTGCAAATCAGGTGCGCCTGTATCCGTAGTTGAAGTGGTCGGAGTACTATCTATGATAGTAGCTCCCGGTACAGCCATGGTTATAACGTCATGGAATGTTTTGACGCCAAACATGGAATCTACCAAGAGGGATATTACGGCAATAACCGCCAATATTCCCATAATTCTAAAAATCTTCTTCTTCATCGTTGTTAAAATTTAGGGTTATGTCAAAATGTCCTTGTAATTGGATGATTGGTTTGCTATTCTGGAAATAGACGACATCGATTTCTCTACGCTTACTTCCGGGGTAGCTCCACCAGCTCCACCAACAATAGGCAGTCCGTCACCGGCCTCTCGATCCTTTACGGTCTGAATTTTTTTATTTGATGCAGATATTTCGCCTTGTTTCCTTGACGTTTCACCGAAGTTATCGTAGTCTGAAACCTTCCATAATTGATTCAGTAGGTCTGCATCGACATTCTCAGCAAAAAGTTTTTCAGCGATGGGAATAACCACATCACCCAGAAACTTATTCAGACCTTTGTCATCAAGATTACGCTCGGCGGCAAATGTTGAAAGCGTCTGCTCTGTATTCTCCCGGTTCTTCTGGACCGTTGCTTTCCACTCCTGCATTTTCTTTGAATGTTCCTTGCGCTTGGTAAGGTTCTCATTGAATTTAGAGAAGTCTTCATCGCCATCTTTCGGGAATGAATCCAGATCATAGAACTGTGCAATAGCATGAGTAAATGGTACGCCTTCACGCAACATCAGAGACACTGCGGCACCAAGCTCCGGCTCCGAATCAAACAAAGCAGACAGATCGCCATTGAGCTTAACAGCAGATTCCATAAATGAACGGCCATACTCTTCTGCTTCTGAATCATCAGCAAATTCGCGTCCTTCAAATAACTGCCTTACATGATCTGCAAATACTTTAGGTTGTGCATCGACAATAGGAGGTTGATTGTCTGCGTCTGCTTTTTCAGTAGCCGTAGTATCAACTGCCGGTTCCTTTGCCGGTTCTTTGGCGGGTTCCTTTGCAGGCTCCTTCGCGGGTTCGTTTGTGACACTGGCAGGCTCTCCTGTTTCCTGTGCGGCGACACTCGTTTTTGTTTTTGTGGAATCATCGGATGTTGCAGGTGTTGAGACACTTGCGGCTGTATCCGTTGACGCTTTACTTGTTGAGCTAGCAGTAGATTCCGCTGAGGCTGCTGCCGGTGCTGCGGCTGCTTGTCCTCCTGATTGTCCTCCTGCTGCTGCTGCTTCTCCCATGTGTTTTCAGTTAAAGGTTTACTTTAACCAAAACAAGCTATAAATGTGAATTAATGCACGTTATAAATTACATCAAAACAGTTATATTTGTAGTAGTTATGCCTAGAGACAAGTTCTTAACAGATTTGATGCACAGTTCCCTTATCGAAGAGTTTGATAAGAGGATCAAAGAGTATGGCCGCTCATACCCAATGTCATACATATACTACAAGACGGTCCATAGCCAGGCACCATCATACTTCATAACTGCCGAACAAGCCCGTATTATCATTTCTGCATTTCAGAATGGGGACACAATAGCCAGGAAGAAAGAACTAACAGAAGAGAGGGACAGAAACTTTTACGACACATTCAATTCGATAACTGCAAAATTCCCACACATGAAGAAACATGCAGTTATTGACCTTGCCATAGAACATCCTGCGCCAAGGTATTACGTGAACCCAAGAGTAGCGGCAATAATAATAGCGAGGTGCAGATGACAGAGGCAGACGTTCAAAAGATGTTAACAGAAAACATCGCCAGGGAAGCAAAATTCAGCTCTAAATACGATCCTATCTCCGGCATTGGAAGCCCATTGCCAAGAAGAAGAATTGATATTGAAGAGTTGGGTACGTGGTACCTGATTGAACCGATGTTTGATGATGTCGTGATTCAGGCATTAGCCAAATTTAAAAGCATCAGGGCATTACTCACGGAGATCGAAGGTGAGGCTAGTGAAGCTAGGATAAACCAGTTTATTGAAGAGTTGGTCAATCGGAGGCTCGATGAAGACTTTGAGTTCTGGGCCTACATGACTGTTAAGATTAAGGACAAGGAGTCATCAGAGATGATCCCGTTCCTTCTCCGGTATCCACAGCGCAAACTACTGAAAGTCCTTGAATGCGAATTCCGGTGGAAGAAGCGACCTATCCGGATGAACATCGTTAAGGCCAGACAGTGGGGAGGGTCAACCGAAATTCAGATATACTACAACTGGATACAGGTAAGAAGAAAGAAGAACTGGAATTCTGCTATCGCTGCCGATAATGATACCCAGGCGATGAACATTCGTGGGATGTTTTCAAGGTTGGCAGAAGAGTATCCCAAAGAACTTGGTGGTCCGTTATTGCTTAGACCGTTTGAAGGCTCAACCAAGATACGGAGGATTAAAAGCCGGGGAGGTATCATTGGTGTAGGCTCCATGAATAAACCGGAGGCACTGAGGTCATTTGACTTTGCGATGTTGCATGAGAGCGAGGTTGGATTATGGAAAAAAACGGCCGGCAAGGAACCAAAGGATTTAGTTCAGACACTTGAAAGCTCGGTGCCGGATGTTCCAGAGTCTGCCATCATACGAGAATCAACAGCTAAAGGAACAGGTAATTTCTTTTACTACGAGTACCGGGCATCCAAGAGCGGAAGCTCCGGATTTCATCCGTTTTTTGTTGGGTTCTGGGAGATTGAAATGTACCGACTACCAATTCGGGATGTCCGGGCATTCATCTACAGCATGAGCAAGTGGGATGAAGAGAAGAGGGAATATGCTGAATGGTTATGGAGTATTGGCGCAAGCTTACAGGCGATAAAATGGTACTTCTGGTATAAGGCTGATAGAAACCTTGACGATTGGCGTATGAAGTCGGAGTTTCCGGCTACGGCAGAAGAGGCATTCCAAAGTACCGGGTCCCGTGTATTTCATCCTGGGGATGTTTTACGTATGCGCACACAATGGACCTGTAAGCCAAAGTTCAAAGGGAATGTTTTTGGCGATGCAGACACCGGTCCGGATTCTCTAAAGAATATCAGGTTTGCTTCAACTCCGGAAGGAAAATTCTGGGTTTGGTATCTGCCAGACAAAACAGTCAATACCAGAAATAGGTATTGTGTGTCTGTAGATATTGGAGGCACAACCGATAAGGCTGACTTCTCTGTAATTACAGTGGTTGATAGAATGCCAATTCTCGATGGAGGGGTACCTGAATGTATCGCCACATGGAGAGGCCATATCGATCAGGACCAGTTGGCGTGGGTTGCAGCCAGGATCGCAAAGATGTATGATAATGCACTCCTTGTGGTAGAAGCAAACTCACTAGAGAAGAAGAAAAATGAAGGTGACCACTTCCTGACGATCCTTAATGAGATAGTCGAGCATTACGAGAATATCTACACAAGAACATCTATTGACAAAATACGTGAAGGCGCACCTGTACAATGGGGATTCCATACCAACGCGCAAACTAAGCCAATGATTATAGCACATCATAAGAAGCTATTCCGTGAAGATGGATATGTGGAGTACGATGACCGGGCATTGGTAGAGGCAGACCAGTATGAAATAAAAGAAGACGGTTCCTATGGTGCATCCGATGGGGAGCATGATGACATAGAAATGAGTAGAGCAATAAATCTATGGATAGTCATGAATAAGATGGAGCCAGTAACGATAATAAAAGATCAAAAACAAAATAAGCCTACCAAGAGAGTTGTAGGCACAGGTGAATCATCATTCTAAAAACGAATATTATGGAGCAAATATTAAAACTAATCAGCCAACTGCTTAAGCTAAGTAGGCAGTTTCTAAAGGAATCATTGTTTTACGCCGGGAAGAAAATTTCTTACCGAAGGGCTAAGATGCTTGCCAATAATAAGTACGAGTCCGATGGTAAAACATACTATGTCATTGAGGGTCGTAGGTGGACGTACTTTGTAGGTAATTCGCTGCAAATAGACATCCTGAAAAGAAAACGAGTATTTAAGAAAGACCTAAACATCAATGAGTTATTGAAGATTTCAGCCTATAAGGTTGGAAGATGCTATCCTCCTGAAAAGGTCTTCACCTGGAAAGAGAAAATCATTTACTTATTAATCATCTTAACAGTAGTAACAATCTCAATATTAGCTAAATATGTTTGGAATTAAGACACTAAAAAGAAAAGTAAAAGAGCTTGAGGCGATATCGGAACTATTGAAAGGTCATCTTCCGGTAATAGATATGAAGGTACAGGCCCTATATCAGGACTCAATGGTACCGGAGTATGCAAAGCCGGGAGATGCAGGACTTGACTTATTCGTAAGGTCCTACTCGTATAATCCGGGAGAGGAGCTTATGACGTATGGCACTGGAATAGCCGTTGAGATTCCGGAGGGATATGTTGGATTAGTTATTCCCAGGTCTTCAAGCTACAAAACCGGGCTAGAGATGGCGAATAGTATCGGTGTTATTGATTCCGGTTACCGTGGCGAAATCAAATGCATGTATCGTATTTCCAGTAATCCAATATTTACTGAAAAAGGCGTAAATCCATTCAAGGGAGGGGATCGCGTTGCTCAATTGGTCATCGTGAAGATTCCATTTGTGAATATCATCGAAGCTGCAAAGCTTTCTGAAACAGAACGAGGCACAAATGGATTCGGATCAACCGGTAGATAAAATCGATACAAGAGAACTACGGAAACGTAATCTTGTAGAATATGCAGACGGAGGCGGTTTTACGCTTCTGTCTGCTCTGGAAATTTACCTGATCGATATTGGTAAAGTTCAGGTTAAACCGGTACCGATAACCGATAGAGTAATTGACCTATTCTTTTCCTATGACGAAGAACGAAGCGCGGAGTATGTAATCGATGAATCTCTCTTTGAGCACACTGAGCAATCCGATCCTGAAAACTTTTTCGGGTTTACGTTCGAGCGCGACAGTGATGGAGGCTTGTACTATACAGGCGGCGAAGGCGTGAATGTAACCAGAACGATAAAGTACATGCACGAACTACAAAACCTTTGCTATGAACTTGAACGGGTAGAACTAAAAATTCTGGGAATATGAGAGAAATACATTGTGACGAATGCGGACAATTCCTGTTTGAAACAGATAAATCAAACGGTGCCGCCGGTTCCCAAGCTCAACATTTAGGCTTTGTATTTAAAATGCCGGTCCTGTTTACTGAAAAATATAGCACGTTATTTTTCTGCGATCATGATTGCGCAAAGAATTTCTACAGAATAAATATCAATGGCAATCCGGAAGCAGATAAGAAGCTTAAAGAGTTCAAAGGGAACATTCCAAAGTATGCCTCCGATTGCGCGGAGGGACTTTCTAAAATTAAAAAATCAATTCTAAAAACCAGATCTAAATGAGAGCAGAAGAAGCAAGGCTAATAGCCGAAGAAAAAGCAATCAAACTTGAAGACGTACTTGAAGTAATAAAGAAGACTGCGGAATATGGGGGTGTACAATCCCATTTCACAAACTTACATAATGACGTTAGAAATGACCTAATTCGATTGGGATACTCTATTAGACTAGGGTCTGATCCGATGGGCCTTGAAACATTTATTGTTGGTTGGTAGTATGGACGAGCAACTAAAGGCTGAATTGATTGATTACATCACAGCAAAAACCCAGGGCAAATAACCCTGGGTTTCTTTTTGGAGTTAAGCTGCGTTGTGCTGTGGCTGTGGTCGTTGCCCTAGTATCTGGTTTGCGATATTCATTGCCTTTGGATTCACACCGTTCATCATCTGGTTGGCAACGCTCTGATCTACTTCCGGTGATTGTTGACCACTCATAATTGCCTCCTTTTGATTCTGTACGGATTCAAGCAGTTTATCCGCAAATGGTATTGAGCTATTTTCGAGATATGTTTCAACCGAAATCGCCTGCATCTCAACTAGCTTGAATAGATTGTCTTCAATCAACTGACGATAAACAGGTGTGTCGTTTGACTGAGAAATGACCAAATCGAAATCAATATCCCTTACCCGGTCGGGGTCAAAGAATTTTGTTTCATCGAACTTGTTCGACATATTACTTGAAATGATACTACGCTTCTCGTAATACTGCCCAATCAATCGCAACAGCTTCATGTCCCTTGTCTGTTGGTAAAGGTTCTGGTATGATTCAAACAAGTCCTTTAGGTTAGTATTTGAATTCTGTACCTGTTGTGCATAAAGGACACCGGAAGTACCTGACTGCGCACTCTGGCCCTGAATTGCGCCATTCACTCCTGATATCTCCTGCAATAGTTTCATTTGAAGCCCGATCATGTCCTGCAGGCCGATATTGGTACTGTTTACCGCAACCTGTTTTGGCATCTCTGCTCCCGGCTTCATCTTAACTTTAATAACCCCATTAAACTTGGTCCATTCCTCCGCGATATCGTCAAGGTCCATATCATCAGGTATGGAGTCTTCCGGAACCAGAAGAACACCCTTGGCCGATGCAGACAGGATAAAGTCAAACAGTATTATCAACCGGTTGATGTATCGCTGTTGATCGATGATATCCTCAATTATTCCCCATACTTCACCGTCAATCAGTGGGTACACAAACAACGTGTATGGATTGCTTTCGTGCGTGTAAGGTGTCTCTCCTTTATAAAGCAACTCACCATTAGGACCAAGATAATACACCCACCAGATTTGCTCAAATGCAGTTTCGTATGTGATAACCGGCACTTTATCCTGTGGAACACCTTGCATTGCAGCTTCGGCAATACGCTGTTTGTTGATGCTGTCAATATATGCCTTTGGCTTTCTGGTAGATATTGGCTTACCCGATAACTGGTCGTGGCATTTAAGAACCTTCTCGGTCTGTAGTTTCCAAATCTCAAACATCCTGCACTTAGATGGGTCCAGTGGCGTAAGGAATGATATAGAATCGTTCCTATCAGAAGACAGGCCTCTTCCGGTAGGCATAGAATCGATATTCTTATTCGCGTAAATACTCTCGATCCATTCTGCATCAGAATCGCTTTTTGCAAATGCACACTTCAGGTCATCAAGAGTACTGTCAATGATCTGGCCACACATGCGAAGGTCAGTACCGCGTATGTCATCGATATCGGTATTGAAAAAGAATCTGTTTGGATTGACATTCTCCGTAAATATGTCATCGTGATTACGTTCTCTCCAATATCGGTATGTAGATTTACAGATGGCGATACCTGACATAACGCTTTCCTCGAAGTTACGGGCATCCAGTTCGCGAACTTTGTTTATCTCGTGTACCTTCTGAATAGCATTACTCATCATTTCCTCGGCGAATGCATCCTCTCGCTGCCTGGCAACAATTATTGTTTTTGTTTCATTGGACCGGTATTGGCCCATTATGTTTTTCTTAATCTGTATAATCTGGTTGTTTTTTAGTGGTGCTCTACCTTGTGACCGGATATAGTCTTCTTCAGTCATTGTACTACCATTGACAACAACAGTATCACCCCACTGGTCGCCACGAAGGTACCTACGGGAACGCTTGCGTCTTGCTCTGAAGTTTGATAGTGCATTATAGTACCGGTAAGCTTCTTCAATCATAAGCGATCCTACGGTAGTATCCTCATTTCTTGGCAATACTACCGGAGGTTTCTCTGGACCGGTAAGGCCCAGGGAATCCCGGTTGAATTTAGTGTAGTCGGCTTTTACTTCGAATATCTCCATAGTTAATATTTTCTGTAATCATTAGGGAATTTGACGTTCTTATATTTGGTGTAAAATCTCTTAGATGCTTGGTTTATCTTGTTTTGTAGCTCTGGTATTTCACTACTCAGTCCATCATCCATGTACTTTTTTAAAGTCTCTTTAAGCTTCGTTATCTCACGGTATGATGCAATCATCTGTCTCGCCTTGCTGTAATCAGGGTCATATAGAAGTTTAGATAACCTGCCCGTATCATCTGAATGCTTGGCATCATTAACTACCCGAACGTATATACTTGCATCCTTAAGCATGTCGCTTGCCTTTTTGGGGTAATCTGTGGCCTCTACATGCTCGGTTGATACGTGGAACCCTACGCCATGAGATATAGCCTGAAATCCATCTAAATCGCCTTGCAAGTAAGCTAGGCCATTCTGTAAAGGTGATGGGATTAATCCACGAGCCTGAGCGAGTACGAATGATGGCAGCTCACCCCACTGGACAGATCCATTCTCCCCGGGTGCCGCATATTTGTTTAGATGACCTTCGAGTTTTCCACCTTTAGGATCGCCAACTCGTATGCCTTTTGATTTAATGCTGTAAGGATATACCCCTTTATCGTCCAGGCCGGTAATTTCTTCAATGTCTGTGAATCTCTTTCCCTGCCAGTTTTCTCCGGTGAACAAACCTTCAATGACTAGCTTGGTCAGTACGCTTGATTTATGCTGAGCTGATGTTAGTGGGTCCAAAATCCATTTTACCGGGTCCTTGAAGTGTCCTGCAATACTAAAATAGTCACGCTCGTTGTCCTGCATATTTTCTGCTCCGACAATAGCTTTCTTTATTGGAGTGATATTGACATCCAAAAAGTGAGCTTTTATTGCAAGCTCTCTTAGCGAGTTCATCATTTCAAGGAATGAGGAATCAGACCAGTCGGTATCTAGTATAGGCTGAATTGTTTCCCTGTACATTCTGTGAACCGTATCCCAATACTTCTCATTATCTTCTTCGTTAAAGAATGCCATAGCCAGATTAGCGGCCACGGATGTGAACATTACCCGGATGACAGCTCTCAGCCAGAATTTTCGGTAAAGCTTGGCTTCCTCTTTCTCCATCCACTTCTTACCCTTTTCACGCGAATAGTCATATCCAAATGCTTTAATCAGTGTCCGGAAGTTTGATTCAGTCCAGTCAGGAGCAAGCATAATCAGACGCATGATGTGTTGAATTGCCGGGTTACGGCCAATACGTCCAAGGTGAAGATCACCGAAGTCGTCATTTGCCAAGTTCGAGGCCCATTTTGCAAGTACGTTAGGGTTACGGTCCGGATACTTAGCTAACAGGTGTTCGTATTCAAGAACTGCAGCTTTAACCTTCAATCCTGCTCCATAGTGTTTGAATAGGAAATCTGTATGTGCCTTATGCAAGGCTACCATCTTATCCTTTGCAACTTTGGTTAGATTTGACTTGTCCAGTAATCGGCTGATTGTATTCGGCTGAGTAACTAATGTTTCATTCCAGTCCTGAATATCACCAACGGTTAGGCCATTTTTTAGAAGTATCTCAACCTCTGGAGTCATCGCCATGTACATTCTTAATCCATCCTTGTATGATGCACGAAGATTGACATTACGCGCCTTTATTGCTCCACCCCATAGGAATGAGCGAGAAAATGCCATATGGTGAAAGAATGAATAAGACAGGATGATGCTTTTCGCTACTGCATTGAATTTCGTAAGGCCTTTTACTCCCGGTATCTCATTTAGAATTGACCTACCAAGTGTGTTATTAAGCTTTTGTGCGATAGGTGCCGGTGCATAAACAGGCTTCTTCTCGATCACAGTACCATCGGATAGTATTGCATAATTCTCTCCTTGATGGTCTTTTGTTGATTCAACATTTTTAACCGGAACCCACCTCTTGAAATTAGGATGCTTTACCTCTTTGTATCCGGGAAGATGTGCGGTAGTAAAAAGAGATGTGCCATCTTTCGTTTTTATACTCAGACCTGCATCTAACAATCGTTTGTTTTCGATTACGTTATTGATTTCCTGTTTAAGTACAGCCAGATTATTGGTGGCACCCTCTACTTTGAGTTCATATCCTTTCGCCCATCCTTCGATTATACTACCAAGGGTACGCTGCTTGGCGTGTCGCGTACTGGTTCCAAACTTATTCCAGAAGTCGTTAAGGCCTCCACTTCCAAGGTCCCATGCTCTTGAAACGTAGTTATCCAGTATGTTATGGATAACCCCCTCTTCGAGTGATAGTTTACCGAATTCATCATATGCCTTCCTTATTTTAGCCGCTATGTCAAGCTGATCGGGAGAAAGGTTTTGAGCTATTTCGACAATCCTTTTCTTTTCTTCATCCAAAATAGGTTTGTACATCTCGGCATGAGAAGGATTCTGTTGCATATCAAGGTAAACATGAATAGCCCGGTCCACATCGCGCCAGTTTGCAGGCACGTTGGATGAATTAGTCTTAACAGACTTCTTTATTTGCGACTGCAAATCGGCTGATTCAATGTTTGCAAGTGCCTTCTTGTAGTCTCTGGCTCCATGCCAGGTGTCTTCCAGTGAATCGAATATGCGCTTAACTTCATGTGGCATATTGGGCTTCATGTCATCGATGCTTTTTAGTTCATCGCTCCATGACTTAACGGCACTGGCGTACTCAACTTCATTGGCAAAATCCTTTTTCTTAGGCCTTTTCTGGAATTTTAGATGCTCGTCAATGTCGATAGAGTTATCATCGAACACAACGTAGTTATATGATCCTTCATGGCTTCCCTTGCTATTGTATTCAGACGGATACTGTATCCCATCGATACCTGAGTCCAACAGGAATTGAGAAGCTTCTTTGTCTGAATGTAATACCTTTTCTATCGATTTGTACAGGTCCCCTCCATTGTCTTTTACTCCACGGAAGTCCTGACCTTCATTGACGCGGATAGCAAATGTTACATCCCCGGCATCCTTTACGTCTTTAATTTCATAGCCTGCATCAGTCCATGCCTTTTTAAATGCTTCAATGGTACCCGGTTTTAGTGGTTTATCCCACCGGATGAAGTTTAGTTCATCTACTGCTTTATCTCCATGGATTTTTACTTTGAAGAGATTTCCTTTTGGATTTACCTTTCCCTTCATCTTCTTGGCGAATTCTATCCGTTCATCAATAATGTCGCGGATTTCATTTGCTTCTGGTGAATTATCACCATCGAATTGCAGTCGTTGTGTCTTTTCGGCATCGATATATTCACGGACACCGCCATTACTCATTATACTGCCAATAGTCTGAATCTGGTAATCGGTGTATCCTTTGAGCTTGGTAAATATGTCTTCAATGGTAGTAGAAGTACCGTTCACATCCCATTCGCCTAACTTCTTGGCATACTGCTCTGCAATTGATTTTTTGTCGGTAAAGTACAATCCCCATCCAAAGGCCTGTACTCCTTCACCCTCGCCAGTGTGACTGGTTGAGAACCGGCCACCTGGAGATTGTGTAATGTCAAACTTAGTACCATGATATGCAGTCATGAATTTTGGGTCATGACCGCGATATCCTATTGCTTTTTCTTCTTGCAGACTTCCCTGAACGCCTCGTGCTTGGGTTTCCCCATCGCCATTAGTCGCTTCATTTCTGCTAGTTGATCGTCCGTTAGTTTTTTCCAGGCCCTCATTCCGTCCGGGAAAGTTACCTCCACTTTCGTCATAATATATTTTTCTGGTGAATGTATTAATTATTTTATCGATCTCATTTTCTGATAACGGCTTGTCTGTAAATGCAACCCTGCGAAGCTCCAAATCTGAATATACATTCTCAATATCCAGGTCATGGTCAGCTACCATTTGAGTCAGACGGTGCGTCAGATACTCTTCTGCCTTGGTCAGCTTATGTTCGTTCCAGTATGGACTAGGAACTACCTTCCTGAATCCGGCTTCTCCAATTGAATTGTACACTCTGGCCAGTAGATTACCAACCAGTTTCTTGTTTGGATATTGGCGAATAACAGAGTGCAACTGCTCGTGAGCGAAGGTATCTACCACTTCATTGTATGAACCAATAGTATCACCATTCACGAACACATGGTTAATGTCCGGGATGAATACGCCATCGTAATCTTCATCAAGAAGATGTTCCATTGTAGCCTCTCTGGTTCCACCCAATTCCTTATACCTTGAAATTGCGTCACCGGTATCAATTACACTGAACTTGGTATTTGTAACGGTGTTTTTTGCAAGTGCATTAAGTAAATTGGTTGCATCTGAGTTTGAAAGTTTATTCCGTCCCTGCAATGAATGAACACTTTCCAGTGGCATTCTCTTGACAAACTTAACCTCGTTAGGCTCAGCTTCCCCGTCAGTAGAAAGGTCTTCCTCTGTATCCTTAATCCTTACAGCATCGATATTTTCTTTCGCTTCTTCGGCTTCTATTGCTGCAAGTTCTTCGCTGATTTTACCTTCAAGCTCTACAATGTGGGCCTTTAGTGCTTTTATCTCAGCTTCCTTCGGGAATGGTTTACCGGAACGAGCTTCTAATCCTTTTAGTTCATTCTCTTCTCTGGTACGTGTTTCTTCGGCCATCTTTATAGACCTAAGCTTTGAATCCGGCTTAATTGTTCCTTCAATCGCATATACCAGACCGTCTACCGATGCAACGCTCGGAAGAACTACGCCTACTGAACTTGGGTCAATTGTCCTGAATATTCTGGTTTTCTTATTGCCTACATCAACCTTCTTGTTTAGCGTAATCGTTAACTGAATAGGATGTCCGTTTGCCTTAATGGATGTTTTCATTACGGAATCGAACTGAGAAGAGTTTTTCCTTAATTTATCAACTTCATTTTCGATTGTTTTGCCAAGCGTCTTTTCAAGGAACTTACCAAAGTCTTCCGTAACTGTAGTTTTCCCGTACTCAATACTGGTCAGCTTGTCATCCCCAAAGATTTCCCTATTCTTACTAATATCATTTTTTAATGTTGCCAGGTTAGTCTTGTTATATGGAAGAAGAATATCCTTGATTTCCCTTATTCTCTTTGAAAGGTATATCTGGTCCTGCTTGTGATATTCGGCAGCATTCTCTAATTTATTAAGCTTGTTGCTTTCGATTTCAAGATTCAATGCAGCCTCAATACCGGACAGGCTTGCCATTATGTGAGAGAAGTTGTTGATATCTACTCCATCTACTTCCTCCTCCTTCATATCGCGGTCCGTACTGTTCTCGTCCGATATTTGGTCTGCAAACTTTCCTTTTATTCCAAGACGCTGATATCCGGTTACATCTAATGTCTTCTTAACTCCAATACGGATTACATTAACCGGTTTCTTCATCTCAAGGTGAAGGTTGCCCTGTCTGATTATTCTACCATTTCTCTGGCGGTAATCGGCCGGCCGCTGTGGAGCATCCAAGTGTATCAGTGTATTCAATCTCTCCTGAATGTTTACACCTACACCTAGCTTTTCGGTACTTCCCATGACTACCCGGATATCGCCTGCATTTACTTTTCTGAATAATGCTTCTTTCTTGTCATCAGTTTTGTAGTCATTAATAATTGCAATCTCTTTCTCCGGGACTCCTGCCTTAATCAATTTACTCTTTATATCCTCAAAGGCATCAAAAACAACCACTTTTCCAACAGTATTCTTGAATGAGTCAAGGAATATCGCAACAGTTCCCTTGTAGCTATCGGTATTTTTAAGGGCAGTTAGTGTTTCTTTTACGGCCTCATTCAACTTGCTGTTAGGTACATCTCCTAGCTCATGGTCAACCAGTCGCACATCGATAGCAGCTCTCTTTGCAAGGCCAAACATAACTAGTGGAATATGGCTATTTTCCTTCTTCTCCTTACCTGACATGTTCTCAAACTCGATAATGCGATCTTTAATTCCACGCATTACGGCTTTGAGTGCATTTGATTGTTCCAAGTAAATATCCTGCGGAGAACCACCATTAACGTGTGGAGTACCTACCCCTGCCTTTAATGAACTAACATCCTTGGTTAATACAGTATGGGTAATCTGTTTCCAGATAGATTTAAGCTCAGGTACATTAGCGTATGCTGAGAACCGGTTGGTAATCTTATATTTTCCACTGGTTGTGAACTCTGGTGTTTCTGTGATTTCACCGAAGTTGTTTACAAATGAATCAAAGGTTTCCAGTTGCAACCGCCTTAATTCCTCTTTGGGAAGCAGATACCGCATGTAGGTCCACATCTCTGCCATGGTATTGGATATAGGCGTGCCAGTGGCAAGGACCACATTTTTGCCATTATGGTTATCCAGAAT